CCACCGGTACGGCTGACACTACCTCTAATTCTGATATCGTTGCGGCTGGTACCAAAGATACGAGCAGTGATGTCAGTCATTCAAGTACGTCCGATATCAATGCAGCTGCTGATAAAGACACGACCGGCGCGGCTGATACTCTTAGTAATTCTGATATCGTTGCTGATGGCACCAAAGATACGAGCAGTGACGCCGGTCATTCGAGTCTATCCGATATTACAGTGGTTAGTGATAGAGCCAATGATGGTGTAGTCGATGCTACCTCTAATTCTGATATCAATGCTCAAGGAGATAAAGCGTCCAATAGTGACGCCGGTCATTCAAGCACGTCCGATATCATCGCTGATGGGCAAAAAGATACGAGCAGCATTGCCGACCACTCGTCGGTAAGCTCAATCACAGTAATAGGTGTAGCGTCTACTCCCGGCGGTGGTTCGGCAAACACTCTTAGTAATTCCGATATCGTTGCAGCTGGCACTAAGGACGTACCGGGCGCAGTTGATGCCTCGAGTCAATCTGATGTTGTGGCCATAGGTGCGCGTAGTTCTAGTGGTGTTTCAGACACTTCTAGTTTGTCAAACATCACCGCCACCGGGCAAAAAGGGGCTAGTAGTGCCGCAGATTTAGCAAGCCAATCAGACCTACAAGCTACCGGTGAGGGTGTTCTACCAGATGAGGGAGTGGCTAACACTTCCAGCTTGAGTACAGTAACAGCCATAGGTCGTAAATCTTCTACCGGTGCGGCCAACCACTCGTCAGTAAGTTCAATCACAGCGATAGGCTTAAAGAACGCATCCAGTGCCGCAGACCTATCAAGTGTGTCAAATATCACCATTCTGTCAGGATCTCAAGTACTTCCAGATATAGATCCTGATTTAATTATGTTAGAATCATTAACTATGCCGGTACAAATAGAATCTGTACCGTCAACACAACTACTAAGAGGGTAGATAATCATGGCTTTAAACGCAGATGCGCACAACGTACTATTGGGCGCTTTGGATATCACACAAGTATCATTGCATACCGCAGCACCTGGTGTTGGTGGTCTAGCAAATGAGGTTACAGGCGGTACTTATGCGAGACAAAACATCACTTATGCGGCGGCTGCGGCTGAAGCACGAGCGGCAAGCAACCAACCCGTATTTGATGTACCCGCAGCTACCACCGTAGCATTTGTCGGATTTTGGGCTGTAGCGGCTTATCGGGGTGATGTTGATGTGGTCGACGAGGTATTTGGTGGTGCTGGTACTTACACTATCACTAGCTCGACGGTATCATTAGCGGCTGCATAAAGTGAGCGGGGCCAATAGTGCGGCACGTGAAATAGTATTTATTGGTACGTCCGACTTATTCAGGATACGACTAAATACATTTGATTCGGTTCAAGGGCGCTATGTCCCTTTTCCGTTTGAAAATGCTACTCGTATCACTCTAGAATTTGCAGGGCTTACCATAGATGAAACTAGCTTTGGTGCAGGTAGTACAATCGATACCAGCGAGGGAGGCGGCGCTCTAGTTTTTAGACTTGGCGCTACTCCTAATCTGGTCCCAGTAACTCAGGCTAACGCGGTGCTGAGAGTGTTTGACCCTGTACACCCGAGCGGTCAAACACTAGCAAGTCCAGCACTACCGCTAAGCGGCCTACAAATTACGGTAAGCAACTAAACTAGGAGAAACTAATGGCAGTTATACAATCAGTAATTAACGAGACCGCGGGCGAAGGTATTGAAGCTGGAGGTTTATGTGTTGAGGGTGGTGGCGCAGGTATTAGCAACTAAACTAGGAGAAACTAATGGAAGTTATCAAACGTCTATATACTGACTCTGAGGGGAAACCATGTAGCGCAAAAATGCAGAATTCTGCGGTATTTTTCCTCATTTTTATCAAACTAGCAGTAAGTGGTGCCACATTATTCGGCCATGAGTTCAGCGCTGTGACACTCGAGAGCATGGGTCCATACCTCGCGCTTATGGGTGTCACGACAGGCGGATACTTAAAGCGAGCTAGTGATAAGGGTAAGGGGTCCGCAGCATGATTGAGCTATACTTACTCGGCGGCGCGGCTGGCTTCATCGCTTGGTTGTGGTTTTCTCGTAAAAAACTAAAGAATGAGAATAATGAGCTACGTGAAAATCTAACCATAGCGACTACTCAGGTTAACTATTACAAAACTCATTCCGCAGAGGTGCAAAAAATCCTTTCAGATGATGAGGGAAAAATAGAGGAGGCTGTACAAAATGCGAAAGATAATAATTTTGATGAGTTTTATAATACTTAGTGGTTGTGCCTCAGTTCCGCCACCGATCCCTCATCCTGATGTTGAAATTTTAACAATACCTAAACTACCAGCTACCACGCGAGCGGTGCTTGATTGTACTGACCATCTTAATATTGATATTTGTACATGGATTCAGCGACGAGAATCAATACTCAAAGAGCAGTTACACAACCAGTTTGATATTAATCGTAGCCACAATGAGAAATTACACTAATGTCTACCTTACAAGGCCGTCAACACAATAACACTTACCTCGATTTACTCCACATTGAAAATAGTAACGGTGGGTTTGATTCAGTCCTCAGGCGTATTGAGTCGGGCAATGGTGACGAATCCGCATTGTCCCTCAGTGAAACCGAGGCTAGGGTGGATGGTGCTTTAACTGTCACCGGTGTCACAGAATTCACTATTAGACCAACTGTCGGCGGTGTTGGTGTGGCTCTAACCAGTGAGCTTGGCGGAGCGGCTGTAAACCTTAATAACGTATTCATCCAGTGGCGTAATGTAGCTGATCTTGCTGATGTTGATGTGCTCAAACTAAACGCTAGCGACCAGGTAGAACTAGGTGCTAGTAGTACGGTTCTACTCAGTTCTCCAGCAGGAGGAACAGCATTTCAAACCGTAGACAGAACCACTTTAACGAGGGTTTCTGGTGCTGAAGTGCTGGACGGTAACGGAACGTTTAGAAGTGTAGGTTTCAATGTTATGCCGATACTTGCGGTCGCTGGTAGTGTCACAGTGGGTAGGAGTCAGGCAGGTTACCAAATGCGGATTACAGGCGCCGGTGGTGTCACGATAACCATTGATGATGCGTCAATGCCTGAGGGTGCGACGTTCGTGGTTTTAAATAATAGTGGAGCTGCATGTACTGTAGCTGGCGTTGTAACTTACGAATTTTATAATGGGTCTGCTGTAGCTTCACAAGGCACTATTACGGTGGCGGTAGGCGGTGTCCTCACAATATCCCGCACTGCAACATCAGCGGTTTACTCAGCATGGGGCGCGGGTTTAAGTTAATGAGTATTTGTCACTTTGCAACCATGAATCAAGTAGAGTCTGGGCCTGTAGTTATTCAGGAAAATTGGGACCCTACATTAGAGTTAGGCAATAGTTCCAATGACCAATCTGTAACCTATACCGAAAGTAACCGACTAGCAACAATGGCCGCATTCAATACAACTAGCTCAGTCTCCTTAGCTGGAGGACTCGCTAGGGACACTGAACGTCGATATATTGAATTCGAACTAGTCACCGGTCAAGTAGCCGTTGTGACTACTCCTCTTAATGTAAGCCTGATTGAAGAGGGTAGAACACCTACTCTGAACAGTCCTGGTGATGTTGATGGAACGAGGATTGCGGGTTTCAAAATGGAAAGCCTGAGTACTATTGGTGCAGATGGGGAATGGGTACGCTCATTCCTCAACGAACAACAATTCTCAAATGGGTTCAAAACATCCTATTCAGTAAGCGGCGATGTTCTCGGTTTAGAAATAGATTTTGTTAGTCGCGATGTGAGCGTATACAACGATGGTGTATTGCAAGCCACTGTATCGGGCGCACTACCGGCAAACCTTTATGGGTCATTGAGACCACATATAGTATTGCCGCAAATTGGGGCTACGCTCTGGTCTGTGCGATTAAATCAGCGTGAGGGTGAGTTTGCCAACCTGATCCCACTTGGCGCGATAGCATGGGCTGGTGAGGACTTTATAGGGCAATTAGCAGCTATTGCCGCACCAAATGTCACCGATATGTCAGTGGGGGTAACTTCCGCTGCAAATACTATGGCCGCTGGTGAATGGTCTGCTTGGACAATGGACACTACAATCACATCCGAGAACGGGCTACAAGGAAATATAGTTACATCTAGTAACGACCTATTCACAGATAGATATCTAGTCGAAATTTGGGGAGATGATGGAACTGGATTAGCTAGACATGTGCAGAGCAGCGCTCAAGCATTACCCACCGTGGCATTTAGTCCTGCATCACTAGGGCTGACAAGTGCGTTCTTCGTAATCAGGAATGATACAGTAGCTTCTCGCACGGTAACTGTTACAGTCAATTTCAGTTAGTGTTATAATTGCACTTTAAGGCAAATCACCGGGGGATACGATGGATTATTTCGTGCTCAGAATGACAGAGCAAGACAAAACAAATTTAATTAATATTATGGATAAGGCCACAATCACAGGCTTGGCCAATTCAAAAGCAATCGTAGACCTAGCGCAACGAATTGTCGACGCACCCATAGAAGGGGGTAGTTCGGGTACTCCCCTAGGCGACGAGTAACGCTTATGGCTTACGAGGTGATGTACGGCAAGGAACATAAGGACGCTGTCGTAGAGTTAATTGAATCAGGAATGACTCAGGGACAAATATCAGCGGTTGGTGGAATGCCGTCGGCTAGCGTTGTGTATAAGTGGCGCAAAGACGATAAGAAATTTTTACAAAGATATGACGCTGCTATAGCGACCCGTACCCTTTTATATTTTGACAAGCTGCAGCAAGTCGCTAATGACCTGCTCGACGCTGACAAGCACCTCACGAATCAGTACACTAATCGAGTCAAGGTGGCGGCTGATATACTTCTTAAAACCGCGGCATTAGTTGCACCGAGTGTGGCTACGCCCAAAGGGGTACTAGAATTAGCCGCGCCCAACAGTACCGATATGAATCTACAAGTGAGCTTTGTCAGTGCCAAATCTGATTGAGCTACCTGAGGATTTTCGAGACCTGTTCACGCCATCTAGGTACAAGGGTTTCTATGGTGGTCGGGGTAGTGGTAAGTCACGCTCGTTTTGTCGCGCAGCACTCATTAAAGGCACTCAAAAGCCTACGCGCATCCTCTGTTGCCGTGAGATCCAAAAGTCAATCAAGGACTCAGTCAAGCGCGTACTAGATGATGACATTGAACGCATGGGTCTGCAAAATTTCTATCGGTCTACTCGCGACAATATTTTTGGCCGCAATGGTACTGTATTTATCTTTGCTGGTCTGCGCTCCAATATTGAATCAATTAAATCAATGGAAGGTATCGACCTAGTACTAGTAGAAGAATCTAACACAATTAGTCAGTACAACCTTGACCAGCTCATACCTACTATTCGTGAGGATAACTCAGAGCTCTGGTTTTGCTGGAATCCAAGACACAGTAGTGACCCAGTAGACGCCATGTTTCGAGATGATAAAGGTAACAACCTTGACATGCCCGGCGCTATCATTAAGCAGGTCAATCATGATGGTAATCCGTGGTTCCCTCAAGTACTCAATACCGAGATGGAATGGTGTAAATCCCGAGACATGGATAAGTACTTACATGTGTGGGAAGGCGGCTACCTACTTAACGGCGAATCTAGAGTATTCAAAAACTGGAAGGTCGAGCCATTCGACACGCCAACCGATGCAATATTCTACTTTGGCGCTGATTGGGGCTTTAGTATCGACCCGTCAGTATTAGTTAGAATGTTTATCAAACACAGCATAAACCCAGATACGGGGCTACCTCTGCGCCAATTATTCATTGATTATGAAGCGTGGGCAGTAGGTTGTGAAATTGACGACACGCCCGAACTATTCGATAATGTACCATTGTCACGCAAATATAGAATCAGAGCGGACAGCGCAAGACCTGAAACAATTAGCCACATGGTTAAAAAAGGTTTCAGAGTTGTTGCAGCGACAAAGGGTCCCGGTAGTGTCGTTGAAGGAGTAACGTTTATACAAAACTATGAGGTTGTCATTCATCCTCGGTGTAGACACGTGGCTGAAGAATTTCAACATTATAGCTACAAAACAGATCCGCTAACTGATGAGGTGATCCCCATCTTAGAGGATAAGAAGAATCACACAATAGATGCGGTTCGCTACGCATTAGAGCAAGTGCGACTTAAGTCACACTTTGCAGTATAAGAGGGTACCACCTTGTTTGAATCTATAACCAAGCATTTCAAGAAAAGTACAGAGACGAAAGCCTCAGGCTACTTCCAAGGTCTAGGTGATGTTTCAGGTAATTCACTAAACGAGCTAATAGTGGGCGGGGGTAATTACAACGTTACCCCACACACAGCAGCCCAACTGTATAGGCAATCTTCAGCTATCGCTATAGCTGTGGATACCATCGCTGAAGAGATTGAGCAGATTAAGCCAGTTCTTAAAATTGGTGATGACTTTATTGATAATCATCCTGTACTCGATTTACTAGCGCAGCCTAACCCAGATGAGTACAACGATACATTTTTAGGGCAATTAGCTAGGGATTGGTTGTTAAACCATGATTTTTACTTTGGCATGACTGGCAACATTAGAAGTGAACCGATAAGCCTTTACTCAGTACCTCCACAATACATTACTGTACGTGAGGGTGAGAACCTGTACCCTAATTATTACATCGTTTATCGTGGGCTATTCACAGGTACTTTTAATCGCGACCAGCGAGGTCGAGAACGTGCAAGATATAAAGAGGGCAACCTTAAGGAATTAGCCCACTGTAGAGGCTATTCTAGCCGTCGAACGTTCACTAGTGGTGACAGCCCCATCAATGCGATATTACTTGAGGCTCGCCAGCACATTCAAGGCCGATATCACAACCTTAAGTTGTTAGACAATGGTGGCCGCTTGAGTCTCGTTGCGATTTTCAAAGACCGGCTCGACAACGACGAAATTCAAGAACGTCGAGAAGGTCTCAACGAGCAATTAGGAGGAGCCCATAATGCAGGCAAGATAGCCACAATTAGTGCTGATGATATGGAATTGATGGAGTTTGGCACAACGAATAAGGACATGGATTACGCAAACCTAGATAGTGTGGTGTTCAATACCACAATGCTACGGTATAAAGTACCCCTACCTTTGGTTACTAACGACGCGAGTACATTTAATAATTTCTCTGAGGCTGTGTTCCACCTTTATGATCGCGCTATCATTCCCAACTATAAATCGGTAATGAACGGTCTTAGTCGAGTACTTTTGCCTCGTTTCAATATTGATGTGCGTAACGCTGAGTTAACATTCAATCCTGAGACCATTGAACCGCTAAAAGCTCGTCGATTGGATGAACTGGCCAAGCGTAAAGAAGTTGGTATTGAGACTATTAACGAATTACGAACATTGCTACCAAACAGAGAACCAATTGGTGAGGAGGGTGACGTGGTGTATCAGCCAGCCACTTTAACCCCAGTAGGGCAAGATTTATTTACAGATGATAATTATAGCAGCGCCGAGGAACAACGACGCGCACAACGGGGGAATAATGAGTAATAAAGTAGGTCGTATAATATTTACTGGCGAGTTTCTGCGTGAGTCCACAGTTGATCAGCGCACCTCAATATTCAGTAAGTTTCATCCTTATGCCATTTACCCTGGGACGGATAGGGACACCTACGAATATTACGGTGTGTGTGAGGAATTCGACGAGGTAGAACCTGGCGAAGATACCCCGCTGTATCACATTGTAATTAAGGACGTTCACGGAGCCACGATAATATCATTTGACCGTATCGGTCCTCAGACTCTGCGGCAAGCATTCCCGTTGACGTTTAACTAATGTGTATAATACATCAAATAGATTTCAAGCAGATTAGCCCAGATGCTGAGAGACAGCTGCGGGCTAAGATGGAACTAGAGGAAATGGTTAAGCCAGCATTGCGTGGCTATTTTCGACGCATCATCAGAGATTTTCGTAAAATTTATGCTGCATCCGGTCGACCTATTAATATGGATGCTTATAAAAGCGAATTAGAAGTAATTCTCACCAGACATTACGAGCGTGTACAAAGGCGATTCAAAGATAATATTCTCAATCGTAATGGTGGTAAAAATTTAATCGCGTTCTCTTGTAAGCAAACATCAGAAGAACGCCAAAGACTGGACGAGCTAATTATAATCTCACTGGCTGCATGGGCTGTAGAGAAGAGAGCTAGGGCATTAAGCTTTATAACCGCCACCAATGACGAGCAAATGCTAAGAGCTATTGAAGCGGCACGAAGAGAACTAATTGACGCTGGTATGCCTATTGATAATCGAACACTCGCCGTCGCATCATCTAGTATATTAAGTCGCGCATTCAATACTCGAGTTGATAGGATTGCTGTCACTGAAACTGAAGAATCAGCGGAAGCCACAAACCAAATAGTTGCATCTGCTACCGCTGGCGCTGTACCGTTTAGTGCTGTGGCTATCCAAGGTATACAACCCGCTGTACAAACTACAGAAGTGATAAAAACTTGGCGTGACATGAATGATAGCGTAGTGCGTCCCTCACATCGCCTTATTAACGGGACAAGTATCACAGAAAGTGGTATATTTATAGTAGGCGGTAGCCGGTTAAGGTTTCCCAGTGATACAAGCTTAGGAGCTTCAATCTCTGAAATTATCAACTGTAGATGTTTTGCAGATTATCAAATAGGATTTCCAACATGACAACTAAGTATTTAACCGTACCTTTTGAAATTAAGCAGGTTGAAGAAGAGGACGAGTTTTTCCGAGTCAAAGGCTTAGGATCTACATTTGGTAACGTAGACCGAGGCGGTGACATTGTAATTCGTGGTGCTTTCAAGCAATCACTCACCATGCTCAAGCAGCAAGCTCGTGCCATTCCTGGCAAGCAGATGTACAACAAAATTATACCAATGCTTTACCAGCATGATCCAAATCAACCTATTGGTTCATTTATTGTGGTAGACGAATCTGAGCGCGGTTTAGAAATGGAAGCAATATTACCAAAGGCTGACACTTTCGTCAGTGGTAGAATCATTCCGCAAATGAAAGTCGGTAGTCTCGCTGATCTATCCATTGGATACATCACCCGTGAAAGAGAATTCGACGAGGAAGGCAACCGCAAGCTAATACAAGTCGACCTAGTCGAAACCAGCTTAGTTACAATTCCAATGAATGAAATGGCCAATGTGACAGGTATGAAAGCCTTCAAGTTCAAAAATTTACCATTAGCTAACCGCAATCATGAATATAATTCTACCGAATCATCAGCCCGAATCGCAGAGCTCAAGGGTGATGAATACGAGTCTTTAGGGATAGAAGATGTCATTGACGGCAAGCTGCACGTAGTACCTCAGGCTCTATTTGCTAAAGCTGCTGAGTTGTGGAATTCAAAGAGCACAGACAGTGCAACTATTAGTCATTTAGAGTGCTACTATGATAAACTAGACCTCGAAAGTCCTTTTGAGGGTAAAAATGCGTTCCGTATCGATGATATAGACACACTCTCTGAAAAGGACTTAGAACAACTTTTGAATCATGGCGCTGCTATGAGTCGAAAATCTGCTAAAAGAATTGTAGCCGCCTTACGTGTTGAGCGAGACGCCAACAAAGGGACCGAGCGAGACGCCGGATTCACAGATCTAGTGGCAGATTTGAAAAGTTTTAACCAATCAATCAAACAAGGGTAATTCAACTATGAGTACTGAATTAAAAGCAGCACAAGACGCAGCCATTGAAGCGAAAAAAGCGCTTACTGAGTTGCGTGAAAGTGTCGACAAATATGGGCAAGAGTCTATAGATGTTAAATCGCGTCTCGACAAGATGGACGAAGTTTTCGAAAAGTCCGAGAAACATAACGAGCTGATGGTTAAAAATCATGCTGATGGAATTAAAGCTGCTGAAGAACTGAAAGACCGCATTAAGGATTTAGAGCATGACCTAGCTACTAAGGCCGATAACAATCCTGACTATAAAGAGACTCCCGAGTATAAAGCTCTTGAGACTTTTGTATCTAAGGGTCTTGATGGTATTGAGCCTGAAATGAAGCAATTGTTAAGAACTGATGATGCAACGCAGGGCGGTTACTTAACTATGTCAGAAATGGATAATATGATTATCCGCTCAATCACTGAAATTTCGCCAGTTCGTACAGTGGCACGTGTTAAGTCTGTAGGTAAGAAAACCCTTGAGATCCCAGTAAGGACGGGTATTCCTACCGCCACCTATGAAGGTGAAGCGGCGACAAGTCGTCGTGACACTTCAACATATGGTAACGAAACATTAACCGCGTACCGTCAGACGGTTACGGTTCCGTATACTATGGACCAGTTAATGGACTCTAATTTCAGCCTAGAATCTGAGATTAATCAAGATGTTAGCGAAGCTTTTGCACAAGGTGAAGGTCGAGCAATGGTACTTGGTACAGGTTCAAAGCAACCTGAGGGATTCTTATCCGCTGCCGCAGGCTTAATCGGTGACGCAAATCGTATCCGTAATGGTGGGTCTGGTGCAGCTGGTACCTTTAGTACTGCAGATGCAGACGCAATCATTCGCTTAACAGGTGATTTAAAAGTAGGTTACAACCCTTACTATTCTTTCAATCGTCGTACTTTGGCCACTTTAAGAACTGTCAAGGATACATCGGGCGCTTATATATTTCAGCAAGGTATTCCTACTGTCGGTGAGGCCAGCCTAGCCGGTGCAGTACCTAATACTATCGCAGGTCAACCTTATATATTATTTGAGGATATGCCAGATATTGCGGCTAATTCGGTACCTGTAGTTTACGCTGACTTTATGCGCGGATATTGTGTAATCGACCGCACAGGTATGTCAATGGTTCGTGATGAGCTAACGCGTAAGCGTGAAGCAATCATTGAAATTACTTTCAATCGATGGAACTATGGACAGGTTGTACTACCTGAAGCATTCCACCTATTACAAATGGGCGTTTAATAGCGCTTGTTTTTGATTAACTAATTTAGGAGTTAAAAAATTATGAAAGTATTTGATATGCATCATGATATTGCGCCACGGCAAGCGTTGGCACAAGTAGCCATTACCACGGCTACTAATACTGATTGTACTCAAGTTGATACCGCAGGGTTTGAATCCTTACAATTTTTATTTTTGTTCGGGGTAATCGCAGCCGGTGGTGTGGCTACAATTGAGCTACATCATTCCGATACTGATGGTTTTACGCCTTCAGCTGAGACACTCGTCAGTACTGAGGAAACATTAGGTAACACAACTATTGCTGACACCAATGATAACCTTGTAGGGAGAATTGGGTACATCGGAAAGAGTCGTTACGTAGTAGCTAGAATTGTGTCAACCACAGTAAACAGCATTGCAGTAGCTGCGATCTCTGTATTGGGTACACCACATCATGCGCCTGTCGCTGATGGACCCTTAGCTGCACAGTAGTTAACAATCCACCCCTAAGGGTGGATTTACTTTTCTCCTTAACATGGGGTACCTAATATGAACGACGAAGTTAAAAAAACAGGAATTGTAATTATTGAAGATTGTAGTTATGCGTTTGATTGCGTTAACATAATTCATTTCGATAAAGACCAAATTGTAAAAGATGAAAATCAAGCGGCCATTCTTTTGGGTTGCGGATACGCCGAAGAACGTGACATCAATGATGTTGATTTTGATAAGCTTGCAAAAGATCTTGAAGTTGCACAAGCTGCGTTAGTTGAGGCTACTGAAAAGCACGATAAATCTGAAGCCAAAGACAAAAGTAAGTTAGCCAAAGCTATCGAGGAAGCGACAGAACAGGTTAAAAATGCAGAGAAAGCAATGACGGAAGCATTAGAGGGCTAGTCGTGGGTAATAAAATCAAACCCAACTACTACGAGACCACCTTTACGGACCCGGTGCCAGTGGTGGTCTCTTTAGATTTAATAAAATGTCAAGGTCGCATTGATTATAATGATGATGACGCATTGCTAGAAATTTATCGCGATACGGCAATTGAACGTATTGAAGATTTAACCAATCGATTATTAAGACCTGCTAGCGTAGTTTGTCACGCAGCATTTGAGGATCTAACAGAATTCGAGAGATATCCTTTTGTAGAGTTAGAACGCAATCCCTGTCAGTCGGTTACGTTGGTTGAATTCCACAATGGTACAGACTTCGAGACTATCGATGTTGACAATTACCTAGTGGAACAAAAAGCGGGTTACTGGAGAGTCCAGTTATATCCTTATCAATTTTTCAGAAATTATACATTCCCTGTCGATGTTCCTTATCCTATCCGTATCACTTTTGATGCTGGATATCCTGACGGTCAAATAACAGCAAAATTAAAGCTTGCTGTTATGCAGTATGCTGTATGGCTTTGGAATAATCGAGGCGATTGTAGCGAGGAAGATTTACCGCCTGCATTATGGGACCTTATCGGACAATGTCGAATAGTTAGAGTTTTTGGATAATGGCCACTTGTAAAACTCGTCGATTCCCACGAGAAAAAGTATGTGCTGGTGATTTACGTCATCGTATCACCATAGAACAGCGTACTCATGTAGAACCTCAGCCTGGTCTAAATACAGGTGTGGGGTCTATGCAGTATCAAATAATTAAACGTTGCTATGCTGGTATTAAGACACTTAGCGGCATGTTTAGTGGCACCGCTAGGTTTGACGGTACCAACATTGAAGATAGACCTACTCACACATTCACTATTCGACGAGACCCGAATTTTTCTTTGATTGAGGCTAGTAATTATTTTATTCGTTACAATTCCAGACTATTTAGAATATTAAGAGCAGCTATCAAAGACGAAGATAATAATATAGTGGATATATCCGCCACCGAACGAGGAGTGGATACTCAAGAGGCTAATCAGGCATGACGGTTAGGGTATCAGTTCATGCTCGTAGCAAGCGAGTATTAATAGCACTTAGGAATCATAACACCCAGTTTGATCAAGGGATACATGAGGCTCTTTATGATATTGGACGCATTACGCAAACTGAGATTAGGCGCTTGCTTGATACTGGTCCTAAGACTGGTAGAATATACTCCAGACCCGGAGGGCGAAGACATAGAGCCTCGGCACCTGGAGAAGCCCCCGCGACCGATACCGGGGCATTAGCTAAATCAGTTGATTATGTTGTTCAAAGTGCTATAAGAATGGAAGTAGGCGACCGAGAACATTATGGTGAGTATTTAGAGGACGGCACCCGTAGGATGCGAGCTAGACCTCATGTTGTACGGGGTGCTAATAACACAGCTGGTAGAGCTGTGGTGCTATTAAGTGAGAGAGTCATCCCAAGGTTAGGCATACTATAATGATTAGTCCTGAAGATATTGTATTTCATCTACAAACATTCATACCTAGATTTACTAATGACTTTAGTGAGCAAATCCAAGGCTCTGCTAGTGTGTTAGGAAATGTGGTCACAGTGCAAGCTAGTAATCATGCATTACAAGACGGTAATAATATTATTGTCCGTGGGTCTAATTTTCAAAACCAATTATCTGACGTAACTATCAATGCAGATGGTTCAACCAGATTTATTACAACTTTTGACCATGACCTAACAGAGCCTAGATTAGCGGAGGACCAAAGGACGTTAGTACTAGATGGAATTGCGGTTCCTTGGGAGGGTGCACACATCATTGATAGTGTATCGAATAGACGAACCTTCGAAATACTCACGCCCATTGGTGAAACTATCGAGCCTGACATTACAAATGCGTTCCTCATTGAAAGTAGGTCTGCTGGTGTAGGTGGTTTACAGCAAGTGGATACTACTGATATAAGTTCATTCACGTTCAATTTATCCCCTGATTTCCCCACACTCCCTACTGGGGAAATTGGCGATATTGAAATTTTAAAATCAGTTAGGGTGTCGGGTGCTGCTGATCTTGCTAGGGCTGAGGAGTTGTACACCCAAAAAAGCGGCATAAACGCGACTAAGCCCTATTTATTTGTTATCATGTTAGATGCTGACGTATCGAAGGATAGGCATAGCTTGAATGATGGTGTGGGTACATTCACATCTCAGAATACAATGAAGCAAACTATATTACAAAATTTCGTAGTAGCCGCATTTATTCCTACTATTACGGATGTATCAGGATTCAAGGCTCAAGACTTAGCCTATAATGATTATTTTACAGCGTTAGTCAACGTTATGTTTGGTTTTCAGTTTCCTGATCCTGAGACTCAACAAAACTATGTGACAGTTTCAAATGGTCACGGCCCTGCGGGTGATTACAATTCGAGCTATTACATACACGTGTATAATTGGCAAACACCCAGTGTTATCACCTTTGATAATGGGTTTAATTTACAACCTGATGTAGCATTTAGAGATATAACCGCTACATGGGATATTAACAGAGACGACATGTCACAAATGTCTAATAATATCAATCTCGATGATGAGGCGTTATAATATGCTTAGTTCTAATAAGTTAGAGAATAAATCCATTACATTGCGTAATGATTCACAGGTTGAACTTAACGGTGTAGAACCAGGTCAATCAGTTAGTGTGAAGGTGGATAAAAAAGGGGTACCGCTACAACGTTTTTGGCGTGACCGTTTACGAGACTCAAGCTATGACGGTTGTGTCACCAATTTAAACTCGGCTAGCAACAAGCAAGCCCAAGCAAAAAAAGGTAAATAAACTATGGGTAGTCCACAAGCTAATCCAAAACTTGGAATTCAGCTTTTAGCAGCTGGAATCATAACCGCTTTCGCTGACCGCCGGGATTTAATCGTTGGTCAGTTAGGCTCCGCAGGTAATGCCACAGCTGGTGCATTATCGGTTGATGCACAGTCGATGACTGAAGCTGAACTACGTACCGCTTTCGGGACTGGTGATTTGTATCATTCAATATTATCGTTCAGAGGAGGTAATGGTGGGTATTCACCTTTAGATATCCTACCTTTTGCCCCAGAAGGTGGCGAGGCCGCAGCAACATCAATCATTACAATTACTGGACCTGCTACCGCTGACGGAGTGTTGCAGATTCAGGTAGTTGATGGGAGTAGATTTTCGGTCAGTGTGGCAATTACCAACCTAGATACAGCCACTCAGATAGGTAACGCAATTGCTACCGCTTTGAATGGCCTTTCAAATGCACCATTTACAGCGATTAACGCGTTAGGTACGGTCACCATAACAGCTAGTGATATAGGTGCTGTTGCCAATGATTACAGTATTGCTACCAGCGGTGGTGCAGCTGGCGTAACAGTAGCCTTAACCAATTGGACCGGTGGCGGTGCAAACCCCGCAATTACTAGTTTGCTAGATGCAATTAGTGGTAGACGTTACACTGGTGTTTTATGGCCAGAATATTTACAAGCTGAAATAAGTACCATTACCGACGAACTTGACGCTCGATTTAATTCGGGGTCTTTAATTCTAGATGGTGTAGCATTTCATGGGCGTAGCGAAACTTTCGCCAATGCTCGCGCGGCTGTATCAACACTTAATAGTCAATCGTTAGTAGTTGGTGGTAGTAATGTTGTCGCAGGTAATGCAGCTATTTTACAACCTGCTAGTTGGGTTATGGCCTATTTCCAAGGAGTTAGGGCTAGACGGTTAACACCTAACGCGCCTATTTCTGATTTTATTGTGGCCACAAATGCACCTCTCGATGCTAGCGGAGGACCGTCACTCGCATCACTGCCCTATTTCAATACACCATTGGGTCAAGTTCCGGTCACATTACCCGCTAATCAGTTCACTAGCCAAGAACAAGGCACTCTTGAAGATGATGGTTATACTACCTATGGTGTTAACACTTCCGGTAATAACATGATTATGGGCGCTGTAACAACCACATGGACCACAGACGCAGCAGGTAACGCTAATGATAGTTTTCATTATCTAAATTATGTAGATACAGGTTCTGCCTGTCGTGAAATTATTCAACGAACCTTATCAGCTACTTATGCTCAAAGTCGTCTAACTGAGGGTGATTTAGTTCCTGGACGCAGCATTGCTAATGCGGAATCTATCAAATCCGAATTGCTCAATATTTATCGCAATTTAGCAGAGCTTGCACTGACTCAGTCAGGCAGACCAGCCGAGAGTGAATTCAGTAGTAATACTGTTGTGACTGTTAATTTAGCGGCACGTACAGCGACTATAACAGGACCTTTACCAATCGTCACACAGCTAGGGCGGATCAACTATCCGTTAGAGCTTGCGTTTACAGTTGGTTAATCATTAAGAGGATTATTAAATGCGCGCTTTATCAGTACCACAAGTAAATATCAATAACGAAAATATTCGTATTGTCCCTAATTCCCTCGAATACGACGGGGGCGAGGGTGAGGTTAACGTTCGTGCTGCTAGTTCGGGCGGTAACAGTACCGTTACTGTTCATACAGTTAATGCCGAAACTAAAATGTCTAAAGTAAAAATCGATGTATTTTTGACCACTGACATTGATAGACAGATAGCTATCTGGAAAGAAAGAGTAGGCGCTAACGCTATTACTTTTGCTGAAAGGTTTGCTAATGGCGAAGCAGTAACACGTGGATTTTCAAGAATGTCACTCACGAACAATGTAGATCGTAGTGCATCGGCTGACGGTGTGGTATCTCTAGAATTCATGGGCGACCCAATGACACAACAATAAGGAGTTAACTTATATGTCACTAGAAGAAGGTAAAACCGTATACTTGCTATCAAAACAAGGTAAATGCAAGTATATGGCTAACGGGGAAACTAAAGAGGCTATCTCAATTGATCTGCTCGAACCTGCCATGTCACACATGAGTCAGTACGCGAGAATCAAACAGACCGTCAACGGTTTAATTATGGACATGCAAAAACTTGCCGGTGAGCTTGATCCTGATGCGGTGGTAGCAGGGACTGAAATTAAAAAAATGCATGAGGTGGACGAGTCTGAATTTGGTACTAAGTCGAATCAGCTAGCCGAAATGATTCTTTTTGGATTTGGTAAAAGTGATAGTAGTTTAGCGCACTTTGTTGACGACTTTAGAAAAATGGCCGTTAACAAAGGAGGTAGATCAATTTGTGTCGTTGATGGTGTTCAGCCAATGACTGACGCAATCTGGAATACTTTACATCCTGACGACGCGATTGGTATGGCCGTGAGGTGGGCTGCTTTTTTTACTATGCCTTCGGACTTTCAAGAGAAGGCAGAATTAGGCGAGGGGTCCGACTCAGCTTTGCCAGTAACGGATCTTTAAGTTACGTCGATGCAATCAACTTGCCGCTCTGGGAACAGTCCCTAATAAATGACGAGCTTGAGCGGCTTCAAAAAAAAGCTAGTGAGGGTTAAAGATGGCGTTTAGTGTATCTTATGTGTATGAAATTCTAGATCGCTATTCTCAACCCCTACGGCGGATCAATAGAAATACTCAAAACTTTGGACGTACCATAGCACGAACTAAAGCTCGTCTAGTTGGTATGTCCAATAAGTTACGCTCCACAGGTGAGAGAATGTCTAGCTTTAGCGGTGCCGTTGGTGCTGCGGGGGCCACTCTTGCGCTGAGGAACATGATTAACGTAAGTTCAGAATTTGAGGCTGCACTTAATAAAGTCGAATCAGTCACCGGGGCTACGGCTAAAGGTATGTTCCTACTAGAACAGCAAGCCTTGAAGCTCGGGCGACAAACCCAATTTAGTGCGGTGCAATCAGCACAAGCTATGACATTTCTGGGAATGGCCGGATTAAACACACAAGAAATATTATCCACAATGCCAGGAATGCTAGACCTAGCAGCTGCGGGTGGCATGCAACTAGCAGATGCAGCAAATCATGCTACCAATATTTTGCAGGCATTTGGTTTACCATTGGAAAATATTGGCCATTTATCCGACGTACTCGCTAAAGCAGCGGCAAGTTCTAACACTAGTGTCATGCAGTTGGCCGGAGCAATGCGAAATGTTGCACCAACCGCGCACTTAGCTGGTGTGGGATTAGAAGAAACAACTAGCATGCTAATGATTTTAGCAAACGCTGGTATTCAAGGAGAGGAAGCTGGTACCCAAGTTATGAATGCGTTTAGAGCGCTTGCTAGTATGACGCCTAAGGCCGCTAAAGCATTAGCTAAGCTTGGTATCAATCCTCGCGGTCTAATCGATACTGACGGTAAAATTAAGGACGTCATCGGCCTGATTGACACAATGGGTAAACGAGGGGCTACTCTTGGCGAGTTCTTCAAAATATTTGACATCCGTGGCGCAAAAGCTATGGCCGTACTCAGTGAGGCGGGAGCTACAAAATTAACAGCGTTCACCAAAGACTTAGTCAATAGTGAAGGTGCCGCAAAGAAAATGGCACAAATATTAATGAAAGGTTTACCAGGTGCTGCAAAACGATTCGAATCAGTCCTTGAGGGATTGAAACTTAAAGCAGCCGAAACTATTAAGCCGATGTTCATAGATATTTTACAAAGTCTAACCGCCTTCATGATGCGTTTACAAGAGGGTAACCCCGAGCTACTAAAATGGGGAGTAATAGCAATTGTAGTGACTGGTGCATTAGCTGGTTTAACTGTTGTCGTAGGGTTACTAATGACTGCACTGAGTGGGCTAATAGCATTAATAGCTGCGATCACTTGGCCTA